GTAACATCTCGTCCTTCATCGTCCTGGTGTTTTCTTCTATCCGAATCATAGCGTCAGATAATCGAGTCATGTTCCGAACGAGACTCCCCCAATCCCCTGTAGGAATAGGAGTTAATGTATCCTTTCGCCTATCTGTCATGTTTTACCCCATCGGCGTTGCCGCAGGGATAGCGAGTTGACACAAATCGGGATTTCATCTCGGCCAAACACACGCCCGTCAATTGTTGAGCATGCTGAATCAACCTGACATTCGTCTCTATTCTATGAACTTTATCATTAAGCCCCTTGACCTGTTGCCGTAACTCGTCCATCGAGTCATTTGTGACTTCCCTCAGTCGCTGTACTTCGCTCAATATAAGAGCCAGTGTGTCAATCTCCTCTGTGTCTTCACTATCCATCTGGTTGCCATTAATTCGATCGACCATTTCGGCCCTCTTCTTGACGAAGCGCTTAGCCTAATCCACCCACCAAAGTCAGGTCATAGGTATTGCCTAAGAGTTTTCCGAGCTCAAAGTATTGACTGTCAATGTTTGCGATGTATCCCGTGGTCTGAATCTCAAAAGTATCTCCCGCACTTGGAGCGATAGCTCCTGCCACCGACTGAATGGTCAACCCCCCATCGTCTGTTGTGTAGTCGACACCGACTGTCCCTGTCGCAACCTGGATTCCATAATTCAACCCCTCGACCGTGAAGGTGGTCGCAGACGTAAAAATTAACGTCCAATAATCGGTGAGAGTGCTCAGACCTACAACGGGCGTGAGTGCTATGTCGGTCGTTGCGCCTTCAGTGAGAAGTCTCGCATAAGCTCTCCTCTGAAAACGATTGATGTCGACATAATCCACTCCCTCGATATCCTCAATCGTCTTATTCACAAGAGACAATGGAACCTGAGCGCCCAATGATAACGTTTGGGGATGGAGGATTCCTGGGGCATCGATTGTCCCCTGAACTTCGTCCTCAATTGCTCGCGTTACGTCAATTCTGCGATAATTAGCGAGCATATAAACGGTTATATCCAAGTAAATTTCAACAATAGTTACAGCCTCTAACTGCAATATAACCGGGGTCGTTCTTTTGGTATTTAGTAACGCCCCCACTGTGCCAATAAGACCTGATCCTGTTTCAGTGTAGGGATTCCACGACCCTGTCGGTACTGGATCTGTCCCCTCCTTGGCGAGAATGACTCTCTCAAAAATAGCCCCATCTCCATTCAACGCCTTGGCCTTTGATATACCAGAAACACTCTTGGCTATTGCCTCATAATCGGCGTGAGTTACTGCTCTGTCATTTGTGGGATAAGTTGCGGGAGCGTTTATCTTCGCCTCGGCAATTGATTCTTTCTCGGCCCCTCCTGAAGGTTGCGCGGGATTGGTCACACTGGTGACAAAAGGATAACTCCCATTCAATCGAGTCAATTTATTGGCGCCGACTTTGTTTCCATCCCTTCCACCGCCGACCCTGTAACTCGCTGTTACATTATTCGTTCCTGACGCTGGTATCTTTCCATTGGTACCATCTCCGAAAATCACCTTAGTCTGATCGTACTCGTCGATCTCGGCGAGATAATGCTTATCGAGCGGCCCGCTCGAATTGAAATTGTTCACCTTCGTCCAAGCAACCGCAGGGCCGCCTTCTGCCACATAAACAACAAGACTCCACGCTCCCGTAGGGTCCGCTGTTATGGGGGATCGTTCCAAAGAAAATTCCTGACCCGCACTCCCGTCACTTGACCCCAACGTCTCGTCAATCGTTGTTCCGTGATACGCAGTCTCCCCCGTATACGTTCCCGCACCAACCGCCACAAAGTCGCTAACAAGCTCGAACGTTTCGGGGTCGCTCCCGTCTGAAGTATCAACCCGAATCTTTTCGCCAGCCGGCACCGTGCCTGCGCCCGATGTAACGAAAGTGAGATCAACTTGGGCGCTCGTCCTGGGAGACAACGCATAACCCAACCACTTAGCATGTTCGATCACTGACCGACGTTGAACAGCGCTCGGAGGCAACGCCTCGTTCGCACACCTGTCCTGGTAATACGAAATATTCCCGGCCATGAATGCAAACAATTCGGTAAGAACCACGCCGAGATCTGCCTCTGACCTGTCCGTCCACTCTGGCGCCGTAACCTCTGCTAATTCCAGAGCGTCAGAACGAAACCCCTCAAAATCTCGTGTTCCGAGATCCACCGATAAGGTATCTCCCGACAACGTCGTAATTGAAACCATAATTTTCTCCTACTGAATCCTTAGTTCGAGGTCACTATCCTGGCCTGTAGTCTTATAGAGAAATTTTACCTGAATAAAAGTTGCGCTCCCTGATACTATCTCTTTCGAATAGACCCTCACAGTGAGCACAAACGCCCTGGGCTCATACCGAGCCAGTGCCTCCTTTACGAGATTCTCGATTGCGCTTCTGGTTGCGTCAGAATTGTTATTTCTCAGAACCCGAGTATAACCTACGGTACCGACTTGCTTCCTGATAAGTCTCTCATTGACAGCTGTCTTGACAATAGAATGATAATTCGACTCAATCTTAGCTATACCCTCGGTTGTTCTGATACTGCCCTGACTACTAAAAGAAAAAGGATATCTTATTCCTCTGGGGTATTCTTGCGACATATCCCACTATACCACGCAACACTGACGAAACTATTTTCCTAAAATATACGTGCTGAGTGAATTTGAGAGTTGAGCTATTAACGCTGAGAAAGACGCTGCCTGCGTTGTGACGTTGCTCTCCCCCACCAGTGTGGTGTGAGTATGCGTTGCAATAAGAGTCAACAGAGTCGTCATGAGAGTCTGCCATTGATTTCCTTTTAAGTAGGGTTCGGTTGCTGCTACGCCTCCGAGTTGAATCCCGGGCGCTCCCCCTGTGTTCAGTACGATTTCTCCACCTGCGGATTTCAGGCTGAAACTTGTTCCTGCCTCTATCGAAGCGCTTTGGACTGCTTTCCAATCAATATCTGCAGCGCAATCAATTCTGTGATTCGCGCCGATATAATGACGAAGTTCATCCTTGACCACATACTCCGCTGACCCATCGGCTAAAAACTCAAAACGAGACCCGTTATTGTGAGCAAGTTGAACCCTCTCTTCTCCCTCAGTGTCGTCGAACTCGAGTAAATGCTTACTCCCAGACTGAAACAACCTCACATTGGGATAAGTTCCAGCAAAAGTCGAACTACCAATAATCCCCACACTGCGAAGAGTGGTATCAATATCGTCAGTCTCTCCTTGGATATGTTTTGGAACCATGCTCTCATCGTCTCGAATCCCCCAAACGCCACCGGTCCAAATAGGCTTTTGGGGGTCTCCCTCCTCGAACTCAATCCAAACAATATCGTTAACACTTGGGGGAGCAACAAACCCCCAACCACTTCCACCGATTCCCGTAGCTGGCCAAGCAAAACCGATAAGGTCATTCCCAAGGATAATGGGAACCCTGACCTTTATTCGAAGGAGCTTCTTTTCATCCGTATCCACCTCAGCAATAACACCGCGATACTTTCCGAAGTAGCGACCAGCATATCGTTGACTAAATTCGTTACCTATCATCGTTGTTGCCCGTCTACCACAATCGTTGTCCCAAACTGTTGTGATACTGCGTTAACCTCGGTTCGCGATTCCTGTTGATTGGTTATCGCTGGCTGCCCTGTAGCCGACGTCATCCCATCCGCTTCTGTCTCGTTCGCCGTGCTCGCTTCATCTATCGCCTGTTGCGATTGTCTCGAGGGATAAAACGTCTGACGTTTAAGTGATAACGTGGTTGAAAATGTCTGGTCCGATATCGACTGAGTGATGCCTGTTATTCGATATCTTCCCACATGTAACTCGCTGAGCCCCGCCAAAGTCACCGCCTGAGAAATTCGATATCGCATGGAGGCAATCGTAGGAACCGCGTTTCCTTCTATCACTTCCGATGCCCTCGCAACTCTCCCTGCGTTTCTTCTTTCAGCTTCCTCGTCCGAGTCGGGAGTTGCCGCCCCGCTCGAGTCACCTGGTTGTGACTCCACATTACCTGCAGATTCGTTTTGTGTGTTCGGGATAACCTGACCGAAGGCCTGTCTCACCGAATCAACCACAGTTCTCGTTGTTGTTCTTTCTGTCCTTTGATTCGGAGTTGCGGCCTGTGTGTCAGTCGTTCGAGTTGAATCGCCGCTTTCCTCATCATCGTCTGAATCCTGACCTGCATCCAATCCAAACGCTTCGGCGATTCGTTGCCCTGCCTGCGCCACCGTGTCCCTGGTAGACGCTATCGAAAACATATTGTTATTCTGAGAAGATCCTTGGAGTAGATTGACGTTAGTAGTGACTTGCGCTGATCCCCTTCTGCGTCGTCCCGAAAGAAATTTCATCTCAGGAGAGAAACTTCGCAACGAATGATCATTGATTCGATACGAAAGAGTTTTTACTTCGATCTGTTGACCCAAAACGTCAAGGTCAACGGGGCGCCTAAAGTAAATGGTATTCCCATCCATACCCCATACATAGCCATACCTCTCAGATAACTGTTGGATCAATCGCGCATCGGTAGCATTCGCTTGAATGAGAGGATTATCCTCAGTAAAAGTCACCCCCTCGATAGATTCAGCGTCAAGTGAGTACCCGTATTCGTTCGCGAGTTGCTCCAGTATTTGATCGGGAGTCAAACCCGAGAATCGACGTTGCCTCTGCGTTCGATTCATTTGATGGGATTTGTCCTGGAATTGAACGGTAAAAGTAGATTCACCATCCTCAGGATAATCCTTCTTGTGACTCTTTACGACAAAGGGCCCTCGAGCCTCCATCTCATGGGTCCACCCCATCACAAGAACCAATTCCGCTCCCTTTCGGAAAACACGAGAGTCATAAATTTGATGGTCAGTATCTCGGAAAACTATCTCACCTGAATCGGCTTTTTTCTCTTCCTGTCGAAGAGACACCCTCAATATTTGTCGCGTTCGTTCTGTGGTGATTTCTTCTTCACCAACCCTTATTGCAATAATAGGAGTCCTTATCATGATATTGCCGCGTAAGTTCGAGGAGGAATATAAATCAATGCGCCCGACTGAAGATCGAACGGCCAAAAGATTTGAGGATTAACATCCGCGATAATATACCATTTATTTGCGTCGTCATAGTATCGATAAGCCAAGCTCTCAAACGTATCGCCCGCTCTCGTCTTATAGGGCACTGACCCCCGTGGTATGTCTGCGGGAAACTTCCGCAAAGTGTAGACAGAACTAATTTCGCCGTCGTTATCCTCAATCTGTATTCTATCGACAAGTCGATAACGAGAGCCTCGAAAGATAGGCATCACAAACCTCGCTGTAACGTGCTTGGACTGACTTCAACCATCTGGCGCAATGATTCCAAATGATGGAGCCATGCTCTCAACTCATACTGACTCCTCCAATACTGCGAAAGATTCAACTGAGCCCTCATTCGAGTTACGTCACCGTTCGGTGCCCTCCGAGTTTCACGAAACTGAACGTCGTTGACTACTACGTGAAAAGAATCTTTACCCAATCCATACAACGCCTGTGGGGGAGGAATAAACTGCCCTAAATCCGTGGAATAATCCTCAACATCGGGAAGACAGAACGATTCGAGAAAAGCCCGATAAGCTCCAACCCCCTCCTTGTTATCATCGTAGTCTTCCGCTGCATCAAACATCAGCTCGAGAGTAATTTGACTTCCTGTCCCGCTTTTGAAGGAAGCCGTCGGAATAGGTGATCCTGCCGCCGAAATATAATTGTAAGCCGCAGTAACCCGTCTCGTTGTCTCTGTCGGGTTGTATTGGAATGGAAGAACAGCAACAAGCTCTCCTTGGGCTACTCGACCAATAAATCCCTTATTAATCTTCACACCGGAAACAGTCATGAAAACGTGACCTCCTCCTGCTGTTCTAACTGGCGAGATATTCGCTCAATGATCATTCCGGCCAACTTCTCAGCCTCTTCCGGTGTAGATTCTCCTGCGGTCACGGTAATCTCGCCAATGTTCACAGTGACCGATCGAGACCCACTGCCTGAGCCTGTAGCTCCTTCAACGGCTGCCCCTAGCGGTGACGACTGTTGTATAGGAGAATCCCCAGAAACAATCTGAGAAATTCGACCTGTCATATCGGCAATTCCCGTTATCGTCTCGGGGAATGCCTCGCTCACTCCGCCTAGCCACGTCCGCCATAGTGAGCTCCCGCTCTCGGTAAGTGTGGACAATGGACCTGCCACCGCGTCAGAATGAGGGAGCAAATCCCGTATCTCTGCGATGTTCTCAGAGAACGACACCACCAATGAACTCCATACTGATCGAATACCACTCTTGAACGCCTCAACGAGAGCCTTTCCCGCGTTAAACGCTTTCGTGACTAACCCCGAGAAAAAAGAAAAAATCGTTGTCCCTACCGCTACAAGGATCGTGCCCACTGTCGTCAACAGATTTAGAATAACGGAATAGATCGGAGCCATTACCTGCAATATAGCCCCGACCGCTGTACTGAAAATCCCCGAGATAGTCATCCACGTCTCGAGAAGAAAGTTAGTCAGCTCATTGAATGCCCTCATCAATGGTCGAACAATCGGGGAATAGATATATTGTTCGACCCAGGGCATTACGTGCGCCCTCCAAGGCGCATCAGCCGCCGTCATCTTCGCCCATAATATTTGGAAAAACTCGATCAAAGCCCCAAAAGGTTTGATGACTTCACTCACCCAAGAAACAAGAGCGTCTTTTGCTCGACCGAGCCATGAAACCAACTCGATAACCCCTATGACGAGTAACGCAATCAGAGCGCCTATTGCAATAAACGCAATAATTGGCGCAGCCAAGGCGAGACCAATAACACCCAGAACAACCGCAAGGTTCCCAAGAGCGAAGCCCAAAAGAGCAACTCCAGCAACAAGAACCACACCGAGAACCTTTCCTGCGTTTCTCCAAAAGTCCATATTCTCGTCAAACTTGATGCCCACTGACGCAAGCGTTTCTTCCAACCAATCGATGCCCGAGATAACGGTTTCCAGTGCGAATGAAAACACAGCAACAAATATTTCCCAAGCACCTCCCATAACCTCTGATGCACTCTTCCACATCTCCTGAACTCTAACGATGAATCCCGTAAGAAACAGAAATCCCTTAGCCAGTCCCCTGTCTTCTAACTGTTCTTTCAATGCCGTCGCGATAGACGTTTGACCCGAACCGAACCAATCAACCAACGCCGTCCAAATAAGTTGAATGTCTGACACCCAATCATCGATGAAATCTTTTAAACCACCTAAGTTCTTCTCATAGGCTATTGCGAGAAGAACAATACCACCGACAAACGCCAACATTCCGCCCGCAAGTGCGCCCACTACCAGAAGCAAAGGAAGAACCAAAGTTTCAAGAACAGCGATCACACCAGCTAAAGTCACCCCTGCGGTAGCAGCCGAGGCAAACGATCCGGCTACCATAGACAACGCCAACACCAACCCACTGAGTGTAACGATAAACCCACCAACGGCTAGGCTTGTGAGAGTGAATCCCAAGACAAGGAAAGCAATAACCTGCGCAATTTTGGGGTGAGCCCTGACAAAACCGAGAAACCCATTAACGAACTCCCGAGTAACGTTTATTGCAAAACGAATAGCGGGAGCCAGCGCCTGACCCAACACCACAGCTATTGTTTGCAAAGAACCCACCACGAATACTTTCATTCCCGCAATCGTAGTTTCAAACGATGCCGCCGCTTGCCGAGAAGCTCCTTCTCCGTCGCCTATTCTCCGAATCAACTCGCGAACCGCGTCAGAACCTTCCATTCCATAGCGCTGATATGACGCACCAGCAGAAACAAGCTGTGATGCCTGTTGACCCAACAACGTATTCAATAGCGTAATCTTTTCCTCGTCCGTTCCAAAGTCCTTGTAATTATCGATAAGATCCGTAATAACATCGGTCAACCTACGAACCTGTCGAGTCTGCGGGTCAAATATATCCACACCAAAACGCCGGAAAGACTCCACCAATACGCGGGCTCGACGGGTACCTCTTCCTCCCATCTGTTCTGCTGCCCGAACCTGTCTCATTATAATGGCAAACCTTCGACCCATTCCGGTGAGAGCCTGGGTGGCATCCGCCGCTTGAAGCCCTGACGACCGAAGCATGCCAGCTAGACCGAACACCTCCTGAGAGTTCACGCGCCACACATTGGCCATACCCCGCAAACTTCGCATAACCTCAGGAATCTCCGAAATATCAAACGCCGTCTCTCTTGCAGCCTGAGCCCAGTGATCCATGATCACTCGACCCGCCTGGACGTCTTCGCCTGCCCCTCTAAACTGATGTCGAAACTGAGCAATTGCCGCCGCGGTGGAAAGAGTCGCCTGATCCAACGACAACGTGCCAGCCGACGCCGTCGCAAGGTCGAGAGCAGACCTCAACTCTCTCATGGCTTCATTTGTCTCGAGACCTGCCGCACGAAGACGACGAAGCCCCCCAATTGCCTGGGTGGGAGAGAATTGAGTTTCAACCCCTGTCGTCAATGCCAGTTCTCGAAGTATCTCCAACTCCTGACCTACGGCTCCGCTCACAAATTGGAGGCGGGAAAGTTCGACACCAAAATCCTCAGCATTCGACATCATAGGATCGAGAACTAATCGACGCATTGCCTCTCCTGCGCCGGTAGCACCAAGACCCACCATCAAGGCACCCCCAGCCGCCTGAGCCGAGGCCTGCATTGTTCGCTGAAGTGTGCGGGAGAAATCCTCAGCCTGTCTCTCTGTTTTTTGTTTCAGTCTACCGAGAGACTGATCAACCAATTGAACGCCACGAATCGCGCCCGAAGGATCGAAGTCTAACGCAATGCCCAATAATAGAGTTTCTCCCGCACCGCCTTGCATTTATCGTCTCCCCAGAAGCGCTTTCCACTTCTTATTTTCTTCTCTCTTCAGCCCATTTATTCTTTCACAATACTCGTGCCTTTTCCATCGAGGCAAGTTCAATATATCCTGTTCGGTCCAACCATATACGTGCGCGATCCAGTGAACCTCATCGAGTAGATTTCGACGAATCGCCTCTGCGTCTTCGTCGCTTAGGCTAAAAAAGCAGTAAGATTCAACACTGCCTCAACATCGGAATAAAAACACGAATGACACGAGAGCTTAGACCACATCTTAAGTCCTGGCGTCTTGTCCCTAACTGTGTTGAGAAGTAGAAGCCTATCTCGACTCTTCAACCGCGACGCCTGACTTTGATCCAATCCATCCATATCGCCCAATTTTGTAACACATGCCGCAATCATAGCCGTCACCGCCTGAGCGCGATTCTGTTGAGCGATAATTGCAACTTGTTCCTGATCCGAACCTCGAGCAAACCGAATCTTTCCCTCCTTGTGCCATTTCCCTTCGTAGTAAAAACCACGATTCAACGTGAACTCAATTTCTGTCGCCTGATCAGTAGGCCAAGGAACAACCTGTTGTTCTGAGAGAAGAACCTGCTCCTCAACGAGCTCCCCGCACTTCGGACAAGTACCACTCAACACCGTCTCATCCTTTTCAGCGAGAAGTAGAACCCTCGAATAAAGAAAGTCTCGATCTATCTGGTACATATTCCTGATGAGATTGTAGTCGAGTAACGCATCGGGGTTTTTCTTCCGAGGAACCAGCCCCTCGATCTCTTGAATAGCTCGAGACAACACCAAAGTCATACCCTTGGCGCTGTTATTCCCGACCCGTTTCTTGTCAGACATCAACTGTTCGTCCACTCCCGAAAATTCATCGAGAACGATAGTTCTATAGCGCGTTCCTTCGCTCTCGATTCCAATAGGCAATTCAATGCGATCAGACATTCCCTCTTGGATAGAGGTATCCTGGTTTGACATGAGTTTTCTCCTGAGTTTCTTCGTTTCTACGTTTTTCTACTAAAAAAATGAGTATGTAAGTGATTGTTAGATCAATGTCTCTTCTTTGATTCCTTCGTTCGCAAGAACCAAAGTAGAGATAAGAACTTCGTTTCCTGACGCGTCAAGATCCGCCGCCGATTGCTCCATGGGCCATGCCCTATAAATAGTCCATTTCTTGCGACGAAGCCCTGCCTTGTCCTTCAAGTACACAATAACTTTTCGGCGAAAGATTCGATCGTCGGCAAGACCTGCTCCTTGAAATCCGTTGACGCTATCGAGATTAAAAATCTGCCTCATCCACGTAATGAAGTCGGAATCGTTTGACATCCCTCGCTCGAGAGTCACGTTTTCGAATGTCGACTGTCCTGGAAGTTTTTTGGGTGTTTCGTTATCGCCACCCTCTCGGTATTCAACCACTTCCACCGTGTGGCTAAGACCCGACACCTTCGAGAATCCAGCACGAATGAAGCCCAAAATCTCGACCTCAAATTTCATGTTTCTGAAAGGATCCATCTACTTTTTCCTCCTTGAGATTTTACTAGGCCTCAGAAATTGTTGTCCCGCTTTCCATCTGGGTGAATCTCCAAATAATAAACTCACCTGGTTTCTGCGGTGCTATTCCAACTTCACCAATGACTCGCCCTGCATCGATGTCAGCTTGAACCATTGTTCCATCATCTGTTCCCATCTTCACGAAATATGAATCGCTCGCAGTCTCCGAAGGGAACGCATTTTGCGGAGCCAATGACTCAAGAAATTCCTCGACTCTATCTTTCAACTTAGCCCAAAGCCTGAAATCATTATTTCTCAGAATAGCCCATCTGGTGTTATCTGCTATCGATTTCTCGATAAACTGGAACATTCGCCTGACATTAATATAACGCCATTTCTGAGAAACCGAGCTGTCCAAAGTTCTGGCACCCATGACGAGAACGGGACCGACATTCCCATACTGTCGAATGGTATTGATATGCGCGTCGTTCAATAGCGCGTGAGCTGCATCGTCATATTCGGTGACTGCATTGAGAGCATAATTGATTCGGCCATAGCTCCCTTCACCTGCCGGGGATTGCCACGGTCCACCGTTAGGTGACGCAAGATTATCAACGCGAGCCCTCAGTCCCATAACCGCGCCGACACCGGCAATTGAACGTTTCGGGGATGACCCTGCACCTGCGACATCAAACACCTTGATGCCGCCAGCGTAAAGAGATACATAACTGGAATCAATACCCAGTGTTGTCTCTCGATAAGCTACCGCCTGAGCAGCCGTCAACCCTGCTGTGCAATAAGTGATAAACTCCAAATAAATCTTTGATGCCGCATAATTAGCGGCGGCGTGAACCACTGCGGCATTATTATTCCCCACAATAGCGAACGGCATGAATTCAATATTGTTGTTCAGAGCATACAGGCCTGTTCCACCTGTCTCCGATCCAATCCAATCCACATCCGTCATGCCTGTGGCTTCATTTGCCCCACTGGTGAGAGCTACCCCTGCCGTATCCGTTGCCGGCAAGTCAGCGCCAAGACCTATCGCGGCGTCAAGATCGGTTACTTTGATGTAAAACGACCCTGTGGATTCATCGTTCATCAATGTCTCGACATAATTGTCTGCGGTATCGAGCATTGACATTTGCACCCATCGATCAACCTCCACCTCTACGTCGTTCTCGTAGATATGCAGATCGAATTCCTGAGTTTGAAGCGTGGTTACACCCACCACATACGAGTTACTGAACGAACCCGAAATATCGACGAAGAAAGTCGCCGCGCCTGCCGCGATAACCGTTCGCACCGCAGTGACCTGCTTATATTCCGTATTTGTTCCGTCCGTAACCTTTATCACTGAATCAACATTGATGCCTGCAAGAGACACCACTTGAACACTAGTGTCCGCCGCCGTGATATCAACCGCGATATCCGACCCCGCTCCTGCCGATGCGTGTCGCGGATTTTGAGTGATCTTTGTTTTGAGATTATTTCCCCAAGTTCCTGGTGAGACCTGACCTAAATATCCGGCTTCCATCTTCAGTGTGCTGTAAGTTGCACCTGCCGCCGTTCCGGTGATAGTTTCAACAGAAAGACCCAGCGCGGTCAACGCGGTTCCGGATTGGAAGTCTAACTCTGAAGTCAACCCGGTGGTCGGAGACGTTATCGTAAAGTTTCCTGCGGGATTAACCGTCACAAGAGCAGTGGTATCCGCCTCAATAATTGTTTTGATCTCTGTCGCTGTTACCCTATCGATATCCGCGACATCTCCTGTTCCTATGACCGCAGCACCTGGACTGTGACCGATATGCGCTGCCCCACCCGATCCACCGGTCTCTGATACCACTTGAAGCGTCGAGTCGGTGCCGTACGTATCAGAATAGAGATCGATGTTTCCGGCGTTGTCTACCGCGGTTATGCCTGACGTTTGTGCGTGAATGGCGGCAATGGCAAGAGCGACGGTGTTCTCCGTTCCCGCCCAGGTTACCGTCTGATTGTCGGGGTCTTTATCGCATTTGAGAACAACGGTATCGCCAGCATCGGGCGGAAGCGCCGGAGCCCCGCCGGCGATAACAGCTCTCGCCGCATCCCATGTCGCGGTTGCTACACCTACGTTGTCAACATCCAGATCGACATCCCAACCTGGTTCCAGGTTGTAATTCTGAGCCCCACCCGTCTTTGTGGCCGGAGTAGCAGCAACCCCATCGGTTATCGATGTCCTGTTGGCTGCAACGCCAGAATAGGAAGTTGAATCGTCGATATTAGTATAATTTCCCAAACGAACAGTAAGTAGCTCGACTCCACCTTCCCTGAAAAATGCCTCGGCCTCATACGCCATGTCAGACCGAGATTCTCGATTCCCGAAGACCTTCTTCCATTCTTCGAATGAGTTTGTTCTCACCACAGTACGAAGAGGCCCTCGCTCGGTGATGCCCATCAATGCACCGTAGCCAAGTTCTACGGGAACGATAGGACCCTCAAGCTGAGTCACTTCCTCAATATAAACATCAGGTCGGCTATATGTTGGCATTACTGCTTTCCTCCTTGCGCGATGATAGCTGTCGGGTCCTCAGTATATCGGGTTTCACGCTGGTTTATAAAGCCTCATCATCAACAGACTCTCTCACCCTTATGGTGGTGTCAGTTAGCGAAACGTCTGTCACGAAATTAGTTCGTCGAACTCTCCACCTCTGTTCGGTGACTGTCGGTATCGCCTCAGTGACTGTGTCACTCAACAGAGTTGCTAACACGTCCACCGTCAAACTCTTGTGGTAAATGATCTCATCAATATTCGGCTCATCCAATGCTACAATATTCCCTGCCCAAAAAACCCATAAAGTCTCGGTGTTGCCATCAATATCCTCAACACTTATCGATCCTCTGGTCGGGGTTCGTTCAATGAACGCCGAATGTAATAAGTCTCTCTCCTCTGCTGCCCTTACTCTGTGCCAAGTATCTAAAGAATACTGAAGCCGATACGGCTCGCCTCTCTGTCGGTTGGTTGTTACAGGAACGGGAGCTGAAGAAGTCGCAATGATTTCCTTTTCTTCATCCTCGCTGTCTCGGGCAGGGTTATCCTCCATGATCGAAAGTAATTTGACAGAAATAGAAGGATAGACTCTCTCCTCGTACTCCTCCACCGCGGGATCTTCCACAAAAACGGAAACTGACGTTGGCGTTCCTCCCACTGTCAACGAGATACCAGCGTAACGAGCCAACAACGCATCCTCAATCTTATCTATACGCACCGCGGTCATGTTAAAACCCAAACCTTTTCTTTAGGTCTAATATCGAATTCAAATCAGGATGTTTTTTGATTTCTCGAAAAGAAGGACGCCATAATGGCCTGGCGGGGGTCTTTGAATTCCCGTACTCGAGAACCGCGGCAAGTTCCTGCATGTCGATTCCAGTGGAATGCTGCCCTGTGGGTTTCACTTCCAGTCGAACTCCTTTCAGTCCTCTGTCCTGAACTTCCACTTGAATACTATCGACGAACTCACCTGTGTCCCAATAAATCTTTTGTCGTCCGCCTTTTTTGGCGAGAGTCACCTTGCTCAGTTTTTTCCAACGTAAATCCTGAGCGAAGATATGGCCAACAACGACGGATTTCGCCGATTCACCGAATTGACCTATCTCTGACGCCATCTGTTCAAATGACGCTCCACTGGCAATCTTACGCCGCCACATCTCAAAGCGACCCCAATCGCCGTACAATCGAGCCATTAATCTCTACTGCCCCTTATGGTATTGGCTAATACTATCATGAGAGTGAAGTTTACACCCACTTGACCTGAAGGCTTGACCTTCTCGATTCGATACCGTCTCCCCCCTCTCCATTCCATCTCCCCATCGGGTTGCATCCACTCTCCCTCGTCGGCCAATGGAAACTTTCTGATCATCTCCAACCTCGAAAACAAAAATGCAATATCATAGCTCTCTCCACTCCCCACTGCGGTCACTTCTTCCGATGTCGGATCAACAATAGCCCGTCCAACAAGCTCCACAGCGCTCCCGAAAGTCTTAGTTCGTTGCTTATACGTATCCACCGATCCCGCCACATAGGGATAATATTTAATCGTAGTGGTCCTATACTTCGTGATCAGCTTGTCTACCGCTATTCCTATTATCTCTTCCTGTGTGGCCATACTTACACCGTGACTATCTCAGTATTACTATTGGTTTTGATGTAATTCGGATTGACTGTCTTTACCCTATAGTAATAAGTGCCACTGGCTAGCCCCTCGTCTATCCATTCGGTTTCATAGCTGTCAGCCTCGTAACCAATAGTCTCCTCCGTTGCGAAGTCTACATCAGTCGCCCGAACAATCTCATAATACAGAAAATCCTCGGCAAATAATCGAGACCAAGACAACGTCACGTCACTTCCTGCCACCGAAGACGAAAGAGTCACGGCATCCAACCCCTCATCCAAAGTTCTCTTCCTGTACCCGCCATGAGTAAGAGAGATACGTCTCGAGATACCAACCTCAACGTACCCTCCCTGGTTCGCGCCAGCTTTGTCGCCTACTTCTCCATCATATTCCTTCTGCAAATCATCGGCTAACTTCAACCAAAAGCCAGGTCCCCGAGTATCAGAGTCACTCCCATCTGAGACAGACAAATCCGGAACCTGGATATTAGTGAACCGAGTCGTTGCGTGTTCGGTATCGCTATCGCCCTCAGCTCCCTCAGACGCTCGGACATAACACATTTCAATAGTGACCAGTTTCGTCAGAAGAAAAACTCTGTCGTAAGGAACATCTCCCACTACAGAATACGTCGCCCCGAAGTCGAAGCTCAACTTTTGAAGACCGCTCTCTATTCCTGAAATGTAATAATTATCGTCGTACTGTTGAGGGGATTCATAGTCAGCGATTCGCCTTCTGACTTTGTTTATTATGTCCGCCTGAGTCGCCATAAACCCAGAATATCAGATTATTCTTGACAGGACTCTATAAAACCAGCCCTGCCTTGCGGAAAGAACGAACCAAAGACCGAGGCCCTGTGAACTCTTTATCCCTATACAGGTAATACCACTTCCCGCCGATGAACTTCGACGCCGTTACTTTCGACGTCGTTGTCTCCTCTGGGTCTTCTAGCGCCCTTGGCTTGGGCGTAATCTTTCGTAATACTGCCAGGTCCTTATTCTTGTTCTTCTGTAGCATATCTCCCCTGAAAATTAGATGCTAAACACTTTCGAGTTTCACGATGAAATCATCCTCGAGCACTCCAGATCCCATGATCGAATACCAAGCCAACCCATGCTTTCGACCATAATCGGTCACGCCATTATCCCGCAATTCAACGGGCAGCGCTGTTGCCTTTGCGTAAGAGCTATCACCGAAAATGAAAGCCTCATACACGTCGGCGGCAGCCGCCCCGCCTGTAGCAGCGTTAGCCAGTGCAGCGGTATACCCCGGGTCAGTGGTAGGCGCAGCGCCATTCCTTTGATGCGTTGTTCCGATGAAAACAGTGTCTTCCCATCGACCGAGCTCACCGTTGAACAGTGCCCTTGTGTTTGCGTAGTTGTGTGCAGCAACCCAATCGGGGTCCCGCTTCAAGTATGCGCTTTGATGTGGATGCACGAAACAAACATAGAAATCATTGTTGAACTTCGGAGCGTTCTTTGTCTGAAGAACTTCGACTCCCTGTCGAATCAATTCAACGTCGAAATAATCAACGCCACCCTGCATCAAAGCGCGAGTTGCTCTGTTTCCTGCGTACACAACCTGAGTTGCCGAGGCAAGAACATCCCTCAACATCAAATCGTTGACAACCGCGTAGTCCCTTCCAAGAAGAATGGACGCCTCTGCCATTTGATCGTCAAACGACGTTACGAGAAGTTTCTCGGAAATCCCGATAGCGTTACCCCATTCAGTAACCGTAACCGCCTGCTGAGAAGCACTCATGTTCTTCTCAACCAGCGCCACATGTTCCTGGAGTTGACCGCCCCGCTGGATATTGTTGTAACGCGTAAAATTGATATTCTGACCTGGCTCCGTGCTCAGATCAGTCTTTTTCACTGCAAACTCCTCGTAGCGCATAACACCAAGCGCCTCGTGGAGTATATCCATAGAATAAACTTCACGGATTGCCTGTGGCAGTGCGACAAAGTCACCCGCAGTATGAACGCCCGAATATGATGCCATCTTATGACTCTCCTAAATTATAAGGCTGATTCTTTTTCTCAGCTCATTGCCTGTTTTAGGAGTTGATCGCGGATTTTCCTGTATTCCTCGGGTTTCTTCCGAGCTATGGCTTGCCTGTCCTTTGGTGATACTACTTCATAGCTTCGTCCTTGAGATCCATCGGGAGCCAACGGCCTAGGAAGTGTCGCGGAAAGTTCAGTCCTCGCCT